ATGGGTGAGCCCGAACGCGACGTCAGAATCCGAGAAATAATTTACGATCCACTGGATTCCCAAAAGGCATTTCACGACTGCACCGCAAGATACAAAGGATATTCGGGACCGATCGGCAGCGGCAAAAGCCAAGCGCTCTGTCAGGAAACAATTCGGCTTACTTACTTAAATCCGGGGCGCACGGGACTGCTGGGCGCTCCGACTTACCCGATGCTGCGGGATGCCACGCAGGCGACGCTGCTGGAGATTCTGGGGGCCAACAGGCTTCCGTTCGAGCACAACAAAGCCGAGAACGCGCTGGTGATGAGCGATACGGGGTCACGGATTCTGTTTCGGCCAGTGGATGATTTCGAGCGGCTGCGGGGCACGAACCTGGCGTGGTTCGGCCTGGACGAGCTGACTTACACACAAGAAGAGGCGTGGCTGCGGCTGGAAGGCCGGTTGCGCGACCCGAAGGCACAGAAGCTGTGCGGCTTTGCGGCGTGGACGCCCAAAGGATACGACTGGGTGTATCGCAAGTTCGTGGCCAAGCCGACGGATACTTACCGGACGATTTATGCGAAACCCAGCGAGAACAGGCACCTGCTGGGACGGGATCCGGACTTTTACACGCGCTTGCGAGAGAGTTACGACGAGAAGTTCTACGCGCAGGAAGTCCTCGGGTCGTATCTCAACCTGGATGGAAGCCGGGTTTACAGCGCATTTGAACAGAGCGAGCATGTAACGGAGCTGTGTCTCGATTTTCGAAGACCAATCCTTTGGGCCTTGGATTTCAACGTAGACCCAATGAGCTCAGTGATCGCACAGAACGCGAGCGGGCGAATCGCGGTGCTGGATGAAATCGTAATCCGGCACGGCACCACGCGGCAGGCGGTGGAGGCATTCCTGGCGCAGTTCCCGAAACACGAGCCCGGTGTGGTGATCTACGGTGACGCGTCGGGGGCGGCACAGCAGACGGGGGGCATGTCGGACTACGAGATGGTAAAAGAACACTTTGCGATTCACTCATCGCTGAAAGTAGAGTACAGGATTCCGAAAGCGAACCCCAATGTGCGGGAGCGCATTAACTTGATGAACGCGAAGCTACGGTCGGCGAGAGGCGATATCGGACTGATGGTAGACAAAAAATGCAGAGAACTGATCCAGGACTTCGAACAGGTCTGTTACAAGGGCGATACGGGGCAGATCGACAAGGATCGGGATCGAATGAGGACTCACGTATCGGACGCCTTGGGGTATCTGGTGTGGCAGGAGTGCCGTCCGCTGGGGACGATTGGCGAGCAGTCTCTGAGAATGATATAGCAATGGAAACCATCAACCGGGAACATCCAGAGTACGTTGCGCGCAAGTCGACATGGGTGCAGTACGGAGATCTCTACTCGGGCGGCGAGCAGTTACGGGCGAACGCCTCTCTATATTTGGTGCGGAGACACAAAGAACCGGGCGATATCTACCTGGAACGGCTGGCGCGGGTGTTCTATCAAAACTACGTCGGTTCCATTATCGACTGGTATGCAGCGACGCTGATGCGTTGCCAGCCGGTGCTGATGCTGGGGGGCAGCGACGCGGCGACGCAAAAGTTTTACGGCGTTTTCTCGGACGATTGCGACCTGAAGGGCACCAGCCTGACTGAATTCTTCCGGCAAAGGTTCGTGCAGGCCCTGGTTTGCGGAAGCAGTTACATCGTGGCGGACTTTCCGAAAGCTTACGGCGAAGCGCGGACGCGGGCGGAGGAGGATGCGTGCGGACAGTCGCGAGCCTACCTGATGGACTACGGACCGGACGAAGTAATCAACTGGAACCACGACCGGTTGGGCGGCCTGGATTGGATCGTACTGCGAACTTCCTGCCTCCAACAGTCGATAGTAACCGACGCGAAATGGGAGAAGGAAACGCGCTGGATTTATTACGACCGCGAAGAGTATCGGATGTACAGGAAGCGCGGGGAAGCGAGCCCGATTGAACTGATTGACGAAGGCCGCCACGGGATGGCGGCGCTGGGGCGGGTTCCGGTATTTGAGATCAAGGTGTCCGAGGGGCTTTGGCTGATGAATAAGTCGGCATCGTTACAACTGGAGCACTTTAACAAGTCAAATGCGCTCTCATGGGCACTGACGATGGGGCTATTCGCCTCGCCGGTGGTGTATTCGGACAGGGAGTGGAAGCAGGTAGTGGGCGAGTCGTATTACATCCAACTGGGGAAGGACGACAGATTCGGTTGGACAGAGCCGGAAGGTAAGGTTTACCAGATCGCAGCGGACAACCTGCAAAGTTTGCGCGACGAGATTTATCGCGTCTGCTACCTCATGATCCAGGCGGGAGAGGCCGGCACGGGAGGACGCCAGTCAGCGGTGAGCAAACAGCTGGACTTTGCCACGACGGAAGAGGTGCTAAGGGCGTACGGCGGCACGGTCAAGGAAACGATGAAACAGACGCTCTGGGCCATCGCGGCGGCGAGACAAGACGGAGTTACGATCGACGTTGCGGGGATGGACGAGTTCGACATCAACGACTTAGGTACGGAGCTGGACGATGCGCAGAAATTATTGAGCCTGGGAATTGAGTCGAAGACGTTGAAGAAAGAAGTCCTTAAGAGACTGGCGCTCAAATACCTAAGTGACGCGCGGCAGGACATCAAGAACAAAGTAGCGCAGGAAATCGAAAGCGCAGAATAGGAGACTCATGGAAGGAATCGACATACAAGCGATCGTGCGGCAGGCAGTCCAGGAGTTCACCAATACCGAAAAGGCTCGCAGCGAACCGGCGTACAAAGCGGAGTTGGTGGAAGAGCGAAAGCGGCGGGAGCAGCTGGAGCGGCGGATGAACGAACTGGTGGCGGAGAACCAGCGGAGCCGCAAAACGGCAGAGGAAGCGGAACGCAGTTCGGCGGTGAGGGCGGAATTGCAACGGCTGGGGGTCGCGAAGATCGATCTGGCGTTTAAGGCGGTGCAAGACGGGATTGTGCGCACCGAGGATGGACGGTTGGTAGCTCGGGGCGATAACGGCGAGGTATCTGTCAAGGAGTATCTTACTGGCTTCGTGAACGAGAATCCGGAGTTTCTGCCGGCGCGCATTTCGGGAGGCACGGGGATGACAGCGACTCACAAAGCTCCGAATGGAGGCCGAGATGCGGTAAGCATCGAACAGATCCGGCCGGGTATGAGCGCGGAGGAGACGCAACGGGTACGAGAAGAAATCGTGCGCGTGGCGTCGCAGACCCTTCGGGGGCTGTAGGGAAGTTCCGGCTGACGAGCGGAAGGAGTCGCAGTAGCCGGCAAGAAGAGAGGAAGAAGGAGACAACATGGCAGCAATCACTTCAGCTAATGTGGCCAACGCGATTGTGAAGCTGGTGGCGGTGGACGCACTGCCGGTGCTGGTAGGGAACCTCGTAATGGGGAACCTGGTGGATCGCGATTATGAGCCAGCTCTGGCGCATGCCGGCGACACAATTAACGTACCGATTCCCCCTGTGATGCAGGCGAATAACATCCTCGAGGGCGGAACGGTACAGACACAAAATCCGAATCTGGGGAACGCCCAGATCGTCCTGAACACGCACGCGGAAGCGACCTTCCAGATTCCGGACGTAACTAAAGTGCTAGCAGTGCCGGACTTACTGAAGATTTACATGCAGCCGGCGGTGGCGGCGATCGCGCAGAAGGTGGAGAGCGATCTGCTCAATTTGTACGCCGGATTCACGGCCAACACGCCCGTGGGCACGCCGGGGACGGCAATCACAGAAAGCGTGATTGACGCGGCTGAGACGGCGCTCTTCCTATCGAAGATACCACCGACCGCGGAGAAGTACATTGTAGTGGACGCGGCAACTTATTCGGCATGGCGACAGATTCCACGGTTCAGCGAGTTTCAGACCGCAGGCGATGCGGGGTTGAAGGCGTTGATTGACGGGACCGTAGGCAAAATCAAAGACTTCTTCGTATTCCGCTCGCAGTTCGTACAATACACCGGAAGCAGCCCGGTGACGACGCACAATCTGGCATTCACGAGAGACGCGATCGGACTGGTGATCCGGCGGTTGCCACAACCGTTGCCGGGGACCGGGGCTATCGCGGAGTATGCCGAATTGGGTAACTTCGGGATGCGCGTAGTCATGAGCTATCAGCCGGACACGTTGGCGCAGCAATTCACGGTGGATATTCTTTACGGCTGCGGCATCTTGCGGAATACCTCGGCGGTGCAGGTAAATACCTAGGCAAGGGTTTTGGTCTTGAGGGAGACAGAAGCGGCCCCGCGGGTCCGATGGAGGGCAAGCGGCGGTGTGGAGTCTTCGACCTAGTCTCGGGGCAAATGTCGAAGGTTTACGAATCGGCTGACTAAGAATCCAGCGCCGCGCGGTGACGGCGGAGAGTAACTGCGGTACGGGGTGAGGCACGCGGTGGATGGCCTCGCCCCGGACTCCGGCGGTAGAGCCGGATGGGCATGCAAGAGGAGGATGGAATGGATGTAAAGACGTATTACCAGAAAATCCGCGACACGGAAACTACGATTACCAGTCCGTTTACAGTAGTGATCAGCCAGCAAACCGACGACGGGGGCAAGAAAGGGGTGCTGGTAGAAGTTTCGAAGCATTTGGCCGCAAAGATGGTGGTAGAGGGCTCCGCGCAGCTGGCGTCCGCCTCCCAAAGCGCGGCGTTTCAGCAGGCACAGGAAGCGGCGTGTAGGGCTGTGGAAGACGCTGCGGCGGCGGCGAAGGTGGAAGTCACGATGGTGTCCTCGGACGACTTCAAAAAGCTGACAGACGACATGAAAAAACTCAAGAGCGGGGCTAAAGTTACGAAAGAATAGGCGAAACGATATGGCTCTGTTCACGGACGGTCCTGTCTCAAGCATGGAAGACCTGACGGCACAGGACACACAGCTAATGAACGTAGCAAGCGTCGAGGGGATCGACGTGACGCAGAAGCTGGTTCTGGCGCAGCAGGAACTGGCGCTGGAGATTACGACGCTACTGAGCGGGTCGAGACGCGCCGAACAGGCATTCTGGCTGGCGGCCCAACCTACTATCGGCGACGTGGTAGTGACACCGGCGCTGAAGCTCTGGCACACATTCCGGACTCTAGAGATGGTGTACGAGGATGCGTACTCGAGCCAATTGAACGATCGCTACGCGGCGAAGCGCGAACAATTGCACGAGCGTGCGAAGTGGGCGTATGAGCGAATTCTGCTACTAGGGTTGGGGATCGCCTGGTTCCCGATTCCACGAGCAAGCGAGCCCCAAGTAGTAAGTGCGGCCGGCGGTCTGGCCAATGGGACTTACTACGTGTCGATGACCTGGATCAATGCGAAGAATGAGGAAGGCGCACCGTCCGTGGCGACACCCATCACAACCGCGGCGAGCACGTTCCTGGTGCAGCCGGCGACAGCGCCCGCGTGCGCTACAAGCTGGAACGTTTATGCAGGCATGGACAGCAATACGTTGGCGAGGCAGAACGAATCGCCGCTTGCGCCCGCACAGACATGGCTGCAGCCGAACACGATCGCGACGGGCGGAAGTGCGCCGGGCTGGGGACAATCACCCAATTACCTGATGGCCACGCCACGCATGATTTTGAGGGGCTAATGACGAACACAATCGGCAGCCTGATCGCGGGCCAAGCGATACAGCTTCTCACGGGCGCAAGCGGTGTCAATTCGTATCTGGGCGCATCGCTACAAGACAACGGACAGCCGTTGAATCTGAGTGCGGCGCAGGTGCGGGGGCAAAACGTTGCCCCGGATATCGCGGAGCAAAGCAACACGATGCAGTATCCGGCGATCAATGTTTACTGCGAGAAGATTGTTAACAACCTGGCGGAGAAATTCCGGGCGTTCTCCGGCCAAGTGCAGACGACGGTGGAGTTGCGGTACTCGCAGGACCGCTTGGACGGGCTCCAGGATGCGCTGGAGAACTACGCGGATGCAATCATGCAGGTGCTGAATGCTAACCGCGGAGACTGGGGCAACGGCATGTTCTATTGCGGCGAGTACCAGGCGGTATTCGGTGCCGTGAAGCACGGCGGAAAGAACTTTCTACAAGTGGCGAAGATCACTTTCGAGATTGGAGTGAGTAGAAGCTAAGCGACGGCGCCGCCTTTGATGGAAGACAGAAGTCAGGAGTCAGAAGACAGAATGGGCACGGGATTCCGCAACTGTAGCGGCTTGAAGCGTTGAAGTAGTGTTGTTTACCAATCAGGCGTCGAAGAACCTAATATGGCATCCTATATTTCCTCTAACGCAAACCGGTTTTACACCGCGCTGGAAAGCGCCTACGGGCAGGTCCCCACGATCACCGCGGCCAACCGGATTCCTGCCCTAAAACTGACACTTCGGCAGCAGCTGGAAGTGACGGACCGGAAAGACAAGACTGGCAGCCGCACATTTACCGGCCTGCCAACCGGTGGAAGGCGGCAAACCACTTTTGAAGTGCGGACGCTGCTGACGAACTGGCAGCAAGGGACGGCCAGCCCCGCTTACGGTCCGTTGTTCCAGGCCGCGCTGGGCGCCGCGCCGGCCTATTTCGCCGGCGGGACGGCGGCAAGCACTACGGGGAACGGCAGGCTGGCATTTGCAGCTCCGCACGGGCTTTCGGCGGGCCAGGCAGTGAGCAGCGGCGGAGAGATCCGGTTCGTAGCGGCGATCGTGGACACCAAGACAGTCCAACTCTGCGTCCCGTTCACCGTGCCGCCGGCGGCGGGCGCACCGGTGGGAGCAGCGCTCACATACATACCGACGACCGAACTGCCGAGCGTGAGTATCTTCGATTACTGGGACCCGGCAACGGCGGTCCAACGACTGCTATGCGGAGGGGCGGTGGACCAAATGGAGATCGACCTCAATGGCGATTATCATGAATTTCGCTTTAGCGGGCAGGCGCAAGACGTAGTGGACAGTGCGAGCTTCGGCAGCAGCTCCGGGGGCGCCGCTCAGCTTCAGAGCTTTCCCGCCGAGCCGACTGTGAGCGCCTTCGACTATACCATTGTGCCCGGCAACCTTGGGGAAGCGTGGCTGGGGACTTCGCCGACGCAGTTCTTCACCATTACGTCGGCATCGGTGCTGCTCAAGAACGGATTGGATACGCGATTCAAGGAGTTCGGATCGAGCCTTCCACAGGCGATCGCCCCGGGCGAGCGGAGTGTGACGGCGGCGTTCGAGCTATACAGCCAAAACGACGCCTACACGCCGGGACTGTATCAGGCGGCGCGGCAGCAATCGCCAATTAGTGCGATGTTCCAATTGGGTGAGTCGCAGGGACAGTTAGTGGGGGTTTACTTACAGAGTGTAATCCCGGTGGTGCCGGAATTCGACGATAGCAAGAACCGGTTGCAGTGGAAATTTCGCTCGTCGAGGGCGCAGGGAACGGTGAACAACGAGATCGCGGTGGCGTTTGCGTAGTGAGGAGTGCGGTTCGATGAGCTATGACAGTGTGGCCATAGTGGAGTCGCAAGTAGCTAGCGGGGTAACGTTTACCGTGGCGAAGATGTCGTTCGGAAGACGTACGGAGCTGATGCGGCAAGTGCGCGAGTTGGCTCGCAGGATGGAGTTTCTGGAAGCGGGACAGGATCCCGGGCAGAAGATGGATGCCGCGCTGTTACGGGTCGAGATCGACCGGCTTTACGTGAGATGGGGTTTGCGGGCGGTCTCGGGACTGCAGGTAGATGGAGTAGAGGCCACACCGGAATCGCTGGCGGAGGCTGGGCCGGAGGAATTGTTCCGGGAGGCAGTGGCAGTGGTGCGAGCACAAACCGGGCTGACCGCGGAAGAACGAAAAAACTGATTGTCGCCTTCCACTTTGAATTTTCCAACCAGGCCGGTTGGAGGTGCGACGCGTGCCGGAAATCCGGCCTGGAGAGAAAGCGGCGCTGTGGGTGGCTTCCGGCCGATGCGAGGGCGCCGGCAGGATTGGTGTGGGCGCGAAGGAATGTGGTGCTCGATACATGCCCAAAGCCTTATATCACCGCGGAGAGCCAATCGCTGATGGAAGAGTTCTTCGTGCGGCGGCGGTTGCGGGGGTTCGATGGCGAAGAACTTAGCGCTCGCCAAGTGGAGGCATTCGTGATTTTGGAAAAGGAACTTGCGGCGGAGATGAACGGTGGCCGAGAAAGCGCCGGACGCTACCCGGCCCCAGCGAATAGTTTGGTGAACGACTTCTGAAATGGCAACTTTTCCTCGGTTAAAAACCGGTGCGGTAGCGCAGTATCCGGCCACAAAATCGCTCCGCTTCCAAAACCAGACGATTCGATTCCTGGACGGCAGCGAGCAACGCTATCGCGATGCGGTGGGCCCTCTGCACCAATGGGCGATCCAATTGAGTGACTTGGACGAGAGCGAGATGTCGGCGTTCGGACAGTTCTTCGAAGAGAGCCAGGGGCGGCTGGGAAGTTTCGGATTTACGGACCCGTGGGACGGAACGCAATACCCGAACTGCAGCCTTGCGAGCGACGAGTTGGCCTTGAGTTCACTCGGAGAAATGCGCGGGAAAACGTCGCTAACAGTAGTGGAGAATCGGGGCTAGTAATGCTGGTGTATCCACAGCTTCCGACCGGCGCCCTGGCCCAATTTCCTGTCCAGAGCCGCCAGATGATGCGAACCCTGGTCAATACGGCAGCCGATGGGACGGTAATAAAGTTGGCGGACCCGGGTGCGGCATCGATGGAGTGGCAACTAAGATATGCCGCGCTGAGCGACGCGGAACTGGCGACCCTGCTGCAATTTTTCACGGCGGCCGAGGGAACGCTCAACAGTTTCACATTCGTAGACCCGACGGCGAACCTGCTGGCATGGAGCGATGACCTCAGCAATGCGGTTTGGGACGCAGCGCCGTTCCTTGCCAGTACCGCTGCAATCGGCGACCCGGCAGGCGGGAACAATGCGTGGCAAGTGGTGAATTCGGGAGCGGCGGCCCAGGACTTATCGCAAACCCTGACGGCGCCCGGTGGGTATGTTTACTGTTTCAGCGTATACGCTAAGTCCACAAGCCCCACGACGTTCACGCTGCTGATCGGAAGTAACCGCTACGACCAGAACATCGGTCCCGGCTGGCAGAGATTCGCTTGCACGGGGACATCGGCCCCGACGGGCTCGGCGCTGACTTTCGGGATAGAGTTGGGGCCGGGCGCAGTCGTCGATGTGTACGGTTTGCAAGTGGAATCGCAAGACAGTCCATCCCTTTATAAAGCGAGCACGACCGGCGGGTGCTACGAAAATGCCCGGTTGCGCGACGATACACTCTCACTTACGACAACAGACGTGAATCACCACTCGGCGACGGTCAATATTTTCTATGCAAGCAATCTCTGATCTGAAAGAACAGAACGTCACCGACACGCCCTTAATCGTTTTTGACTGCCTCTTGTCCAACGGGCAGGCGGAACACTGGTGTACCCACGGCGTAACGGCGGGAGGGAATAACTACTCAGCCCGCGTGATCCAGCATAGCGCCTTCGACATTCAGACCGCCTCAGACCAGGGAGTTGACGGCAGCCCGCAGATTTCGATCCTGCTGGCCAACGCTGACTCGCATTTTTCGGAAGTCGAACGTTCAGTTGGCTGGAAGGGAGCGCAGATCACGGTGGGAGTGCTGTTTTACGATCTGCCGAACAACGCTGCGCTGACTGACACCACAGTAGTCTTCCAGGGCATCTGCAATCCGCCGAACCGCAGCGATGAATCCACCTTTCGACTGACTGCCATCAATCGCATGAGCCTGCAGCGGGTTTTTCTGCCCGAGGTGCAGATCGAGCGCCGCTGCCCCTGGCAATTTCCATCCACTCCCGCCCAACAGACAGAAGCAGTGGATGGCGGAATCAACGGCAAGTACTCGCGATATTACCGCTGCGGCTATTCGGCCGGACTCCCTGGCGGCACAGGCAATCTTAACGGGGCAGTACCTTACACCGAGTGCGGATACACACGCACCGATTGCCAGGCACGCGGGATGTTCACGCGCTTCGGAGGCCTGGAATTCATTCCGCCGGCGATTACTGTCCGCAGTTACGGAAAGGGCTCATCCACATCCGCGGTCTCTGTAAATCAAGGGTTGTATAACGACTATGTCCCCATGATTTACGGAACAGTCTGGCAATCGCCGATCGTGACTTTTGCGCGGAACGACGGCAACCTGACGCGAATGGAGGTCCTGCTGGGAATCGGCCAGATGCAGGGTGTGTTAACGGTGCTGGTCAACGATGTGGAGATACCCATCGGCGTGAACGGCAGCAACATGACGGGCACAGGTTGGTACAACGTGGAGACATTGGGGACGAGAAATGGCTGCTTAGACCCTAATTTCACGGATTCGACCGGGGCACCGGCCGGCGATCCTTATGGCAGCATGGCGTACCTCTCCGTGGTGGTCCCGAACCAGTTGAACAACGGAACGTCGCTTCCGAGCGTAGAAGTGTTAGTGCAGGGGTTGCTTGTGCCTGTGTATGGGGCGAATGGAACTTATATAAGCGACCAATTCTCCAGTAACCCCGCCTGGATTCTCCTCGACGTGCTCCGAAGAAGCGGGTGGTCGGCGGCGGAGATCGACACTACCAGTTTCGCCGCCGCGGCCGCATACTGCGACGGGGAGATTGCAGCAACGGATATCAACGGAAATCCCATCACCCTGCCGCGGTTTCAGTGCAACCTGCTTCTACAGAACCGGCGGAGTGCGGGAGACGTGGTCCGGGGTATTCGCAACTGCGCCCGTATGTACCTGACCTATGGGCCGGCTGGAGTGTTGCAGGCCAAGGTGGAGAACACGATCGCGTTGGAGAGCCCATCGCAACCGGCGTGTTCGAACAGCAGCGAATCGCTGAATGGCGGGTGGCCGAGTTATGAATTCGGCGACGGCAGCAACGGATTCTCCGGAATTATGAGGAAGGCAAGCGGCGCATCGACCGTGGTGGTGACTTCGCGAAGCATAGCCGACACCCCGAATTGTATGTTCGTGGAGTTTCAGGATGCGCTTAACGGGTACCAGCAAGACAGCTATGAGATGGTAGACCCGGATGATATCGCACTGACAGGGCAGACTACGTCCGCGACGCTGATGGCGCTGGGGCTCCCACAGTTCGACCAGGCGTCGCGGATTCTTAAATTCACTTTGGATAAGTCGATCCTCGGGAATACTTACATCGCATTCCAGACCAGCATCAAAACGTTTGGAGTTTCGCCTGGCGACTTCATTACGGTCACTTATCTAAAGGAAGGCTTCATACGGCACCCGTTCCGTGTTTTGAAGATCTCACCGGCGACCAACTATCGTACGACGACAATCACGGCACAAATCCACGACGATACCTGGTACGCGGACACGAACGGCCAAGTGACCTCGCCAACCGGCCAGGTGATTCAGGACAACTCGGGAGTTGGCACGCCGAATCCGCTACTGGGAAGTGTGGTTGACAGCAACGGAAACGAGCAGTTTGGCGTCGTTGAGACAGCCGTTCAAAACAGCGATGGCACGGTGGCAGCGACGGTGGTTGTGAGTTTCACTGCGCCCGGCACGGTCGCGAGCAATGGTCCGGGCATTCCTCTGGTCAGTCTATCGCCGACAATCGGCGCGGGCGGCTCCGTCAGCGGTGACCAGAGGCTTTACTATGCTGTCTCGGCTGAAGACAGCAATGGAGACGAGAGCGGCCTGTCATTCATAGTCACAGCGACCGTCATCGCCGACGGCAGCAGCGTGACGCTGAGTGGTCTCAGCTTTACAGCGGCGACCACCGGGTTCAACGTGTATCGCGGAAACACGCCTGCAAATCTGCTACGAATTGCGTCCGCTCAAGCAATCGCGGTCAGTTTCACCGACGGAGGACTCGTCGACCAGTTGATTCCGCCGCCGGATCCGAATTTCGACCACGCCAATTTCTACTGGCGGTCGGAACTGCAACCGGAGGTTGGTGTAACGACCCATTCACCGACGATGGCAGGAAATGCAACCTTAGAGATGGCCGTTAACGGGTACGTGGGAATGACGGTGCGGATCACCCGCGGCACGGGCGCCGGGCAGGAACGGAGCGTCTCCGTCAACGATGCAACTACGCTAACGGTATCGAAGTGGGATGTGGAACCGGATGCGACGAGCTTCTTCACGGTGGCGGAGGCAGCCTGGCACTTGGTTGCCGTCGCGGAAAGCAGCCCCATACAGTTCCAAATTCCCAATCGGGCAGGCGAAGTAGTGCAGATAACGGGCCGCTCGGCGAATGTCAATAACGCCGAGTCTTCGCCGCAACTGGCGATTGTGACACGATGGACGATCGGCGGATCGGGCGGGGCAGATACACAAGTGCCGCCACCGCCGTTCTTCGGTCTCGGAACTGTCGGCGACGGTGCGGTTGTATTGAGCGGCGTTTCTTTCACAGACCTGACCAATACGAATTCGGTGTCGTCAGGCACACTTACTTTGTACTACTCGAACGAGCTATCCGGGACACCGAGCACCTTGCTGGCAAGCGATCTCGCGACTAGCGATCAGACTCTGACGCTGACGGTGGCGGGCCAGGCTCAGGTGGGTACGTTCCTGCAGATCGATGCGGAGATCCTCAGTGTCTCGGCAGTGGCCAACAGTGGTCTGCAATATAGCATCACGCGCGCGCTGGACGGTAGCACGGCATCTGCCCACACGGCTGCGGCACCGGTCTATCAACTTACCAATCAAACTACCATCGTGCCGTTTCCACCCGGCTTCTTCGGCAGTCCTTACAGCGGAAGTTGGAGCTATCCGATCTCGCTGCCAGACGTTCGCGTAGGATGCGCGGAATTGTTTGTTACCAACGAATTGGGCAACAGCGCAGTCACTGGCATTTGCATGACTCACAATGACGAAAGCGGTTTGCGCACTCTTTGTGGCGGGCAGTACTCGATTCAAGTAGATGGGTTCCTGGCCGTCGAGCAATCCGTGGCACCGGCGATAGTAGTCGAAGCAGCGCATTCGGTGCGAGATGTATTCGCAATCCTGGGGGCTGCGGCCGATGCCCAGGTACAAGTGCAGGTGAACGTCAACGGTGCTGTGTACTGCACCCTCACATTCGCGCCCGGTACGATCGTGTCGAACAGCATACTCGGTAGTGCATTACAGCCGCTTCAGGAGATGGCACAGGTAACAGTCGCAGTGTTGTCAGTAGGCCAGATCGACCCTGGCGAAGACCTCACAGTCATCATTCGACTCTAATGGCGGAACAACTTACCAAATTACGTCCGGACCGGGACATGCAATGTTACTTCCAGGAGCCGTCTGCCATAGCGGCGCTGAGCCAAACGAGTCCCAGCGGCTTCACAGTCTCAGGCTGTTGGAGGGGACCATTCGATTGGGTGGTCGTGGAATGGAATCGCGACAACGTTTTCGAACATCCCACACTGCGGAATTTGCCCGATGGCGATTTGAGTGGAGTGCAGCTCAGCTATGAGGAGACTCGCACAAATTGTATCGCCATGGATTCCACTCTTTATCCCACGGTCGAATGGCCGTTCCTGCGGATCTGGGCCGATAGCAATGGTGTCGAGACCCTATACGACGTGCCGCTAGACGACCCGACGTTAGGATACGCAACGCCAGTCGAAGGGGCGTTTACCTCCGCCACGGTAACGTTTCAACTGGGTGGAGCGCCAACGGGTGGGGATTACATTGAACTGGCATGGCTGGATCAGCAGTTCAACTATCTTCTCACCGGTAACGACAGCCTGGCGACGGCGGTGACGGCTCTAGCGGGGGCGATCAACCAATTTGGCGATGGCACCGTTAGTGCATCCGCGAGCGGGACGCAGATCGTACTTATATACATCGCCAGTTCAGGCGCAAACGCGAATCGCATCGGAGTCTATGGGACGGTCCATGGTGCCGGCAGTGAGACGTGGTCGCCCGGTTGCGCGATGTTCAGCGGCGGAACTTCACCACAACAATGGCAAGTAAGTCTGAATTTCAACGCGCTCCAGGGTTACAGTGATCCGGACCGTTCTGTACTGGTTCCCGTGCCAACGTCGAACGTGCGAAAAGTGCGCTGGACGTGGGCGGCGGATTTGCAGCCCGGCAACTTCCAGCGGAGTGAGTTTTCGGTGGTGGTGACGAATTGGTCGGTTGCGGGGAACAATCTGCTGTACCAAGTGGCTGGACCGGGAAGCCGGCGGATTGAGAACGACTCGAGCTTCATAGCCTACTCGGGAGGCCAATGGAGCAGCGGAATCGGCAACTACTCGGGAGGATCTATTCAGTGGACGACAACACCTGGGTGTTCGCTGCAATGCTCGTATACTGCGGGCACGGAGCATACGCTCTACCTGGGGACGCGGTACGTCACCTCTGGAGGGCAGGTATCGGTCCAAGTGGACGAGAATGCGCCGATCGCCGTAAACCTCGTATTACCGGATGAAGATGTTCTGGTGCGCGTGCCCCTCGGTTCATTTACTGGCAACGTCAAACATGCCGTGACGATCACCCACGATGGAACCGCTGGAACGTACTTCTATTTCGATTTCCTGGAGATTGCCGTCCCCACACAGGATTTGCCGGACTTCTCGGCGACTTCAGCGATGACTCTGGCGACCGACTGGGACACATATCATTCGATGTCGCTGGCGCCAGAAAGAACCGCATGGCTGATTCAGAAATTAGGATTTTTGGGCAGGTGCAATCACTATGTTGGGGCGCTCTGGTTCTACGAGCTTTGCCGGCCTGGCATGCAGTTCGCTTCGGCAGCGATTACATTCGCAGGCAATCCGGAGTTTGGACAGATAACCAGTGTGAGCTTGGGCGCCACTGTAATACAGCACGTGAATCTGATCGGCGATACGGCGGAAAGCATGGCAATTTGCTTCACGCTATTGATCAATGCAGGCTCCAACAGCGTCTGGGCACAGGCTGATGGTGCGACCGTGACAGTTACGGCACGTAGTTTAGGTACTGCCGGGAATGGCCTCACCGTCTCGGTTACCGTTAACAACTCCTCGTCGAACGCCACTCCTTTCTCGGCGCAGTGCAATGCCCCGGCGCTCGCTGGTGGGATCGATGGCACGTCTGCCGACCCTAACGGGAGCTTCTGGCGGACCGATCTCATGGCCACGCCCCCGGTAAACCGGGCAGCGCGCGACTGGAGCGTCGCCTTTTTTACGGCCTTGAAGAGTTATGGGATCGAGCCGACGGCCTCATTCAGCATGGAATTGCAAAACGGCGATGATAGCGTGGCGACGGGGATCGCACAAAGGTATCCAGGTGGCGATGCCGTTTGGCTTACCACACCGGCCCTGCAAACAAATTTCGGTCCGGTGAGCACGGCGTTCTGGCAACAAGTGTATGCGGAGATGGCAAGTCTGATGACGCAAGCGGGTGTCACGCCATATATGCAGTTTGGCGAAGTGCAGTGGTGGTACTTCCCGGGTCCCACGGCTACGGTAGTCACCGAATCAGGCATGCCGTTCTACGACACCTATACTACCGATACCTTCCAAGCCACTTATGGGCAGCCTATGGCCGTGATTGCCAACCAATATGCCGACCCCGGGTCTTTGCCGCAAGAGTGCGCGCTCCTGCCGGGACTGATTGGAGCGTTCACCAAGGCCATTCGGGAATTCGTATGGGCGTCGCTCCCCAATACTAAGTTCGAAGTACTCTATCCGCCCGACGTAAACAATACAGCACTCAATAAGATTATCAATTTCCCGCTGAATGACTGGATTCCCGCAAATCTGGCTTGTCTCAAAACGGAGAACTTCTCGTATACTGCCGAACGAAATCTGAATCTGGCAACTCAGTCGATTCAATTGCCCGCCCAACTCGGCTTTCCGCCTTCCCAAAGTAGTCACCTTGTGAGTATCTCTGATTACACAACTCCATGGCAGAGAGAAGAGCAAATTGCGTCGGGCGCGAAGTTAGAGTCGGTAGTTTTGTTCGCCTTAGATCAGTTTTGTTTAATCGGGTACAGTCTGCCGCTACCCCGTAGCGGGCGATGGGCTCGATTCATGGGCAGGTAG